AAAGAGTCATTTGCTGCAACAGATTTGCCATAATATAAATATTGTTTATCATCAGCAGATGCGCCACCTACATGAACACTTAATCTAAAAGTGATAGCAGAACCTGTGCGATTTGCTGCCACAATAGAACTAACAGTTGTTTGTGTCATATCTGGCACTGTATAAAGCACAGTAACTGTTGTTGCTGCTGGGTCTACTTGACCTAATACTTTTAAATTATCAGACATGTTTCATACCCATTAATAAAAATTGATGTCGTTTAGAAGCTTTGCTAGTAATTGTAGATTGCATTCTTTGTACAGTAGTAATCTTAACATTTATATCTTCTATTGCTTGTTCTATGGTTCTTCTGGTTAATGCTTCATTATTAGAATCATATTCTGTGTTGACTAAAGGCAATGCAATCGTTTTGATATCAGCCATTATCTTTTACCATCTGGTCTAATTTCTAATCTTAGATCACCCAATCTCCATCCGTAATCACTGGATGTATTAGATATTCTTAAAGCTGCTTGTCTACTTCTGGCTCGTGTATTTTCAAAAGTAGAATTAGGTGTTACGTTTATTGTTTGTAATGTGGATAAATCTTGTAATGGATAATCTCTACCTTTAATAGTAAAAGTAACAGTATCACTTGTTGATTGTTGATCTCTAAATTCTACATCTGGTATTAATTTAGATATAAAAGTATATCTTTCACCATCAGGAGTTAAATCAAAATCACTGGATTCTATATAAGATGAAAATGAATCATTTCCATCACCATGACCTACTTCATGGTTGTATGTATAATTTAAGTTTGAATTATCATTTTTACTAGCTGCT